TTGAGGAAATGTGTGACCAAATACGGTTATTTTTCCGTTTCAAAGTTCAAGGAGACGACATGATTGGTGCTGTTCGGATTACCAAAGCCCCATGGTTTCGCCTCGATCGTTGGAAGGAACTTGTACCGACTTTTGGTTACAAACTTAAACACATTAAAACAAGCTTTGAGCTTTCTGATTTGGAATTTCTCGCCGCCAAACTCGTTGATACAGGGTTTGGGGTGTACGTTGCGCTGCAAAACCGACAAAAAATTATTGATTCACTTACGATTCATAAAAATGGCGACAAACGATACATTATGGCGAAGTTGCTTGGACAGAAGACTCGAGCTTATCCCGACCGATTACTCTTCGCGACGCTGAAGAAGCGGGTGGAGTGGTGTTGGAAGAATTGGGATAAGATTTTGCGTGTACCGACTGGGTATGATGAAACGCAAAATGATTATGTGTTTACTTATGAAAAACTTCGTTCGATGGACCTTACCGACACGACAATCCGGTATCTTCATTTCGGCTTCCAGTGTAATGACTGTGAGGAGAAGATGATACCTGATACGAATGGTTATATTTGTGAACCGATTATTGCGTCACCGGGTGGAAAATCCGTTGCAGGGTTTAGTTCGAAACAGATGGAGCGTGTGCTCGTTTTCGATGCGAATACTTCGCGTGGTGCCCGAAAGCACGGCTTTTCATCGCGTGTGACGACCATTGCTCACAACCATCGCATCAATTTCAATGAGTTTGATATCGATGATGACGATCAGATCGTTGGAGCTGCGACTGGTTTTATGCCTGATCATATACATTTGCTTAACATCAATACGTGTGTGCGTCTCGGTTTAACACAATTGAATATTGATGGGCAATTTCCTGAATTTTCCGTTGGGTCGAGTATAAAGAAAAAAGTTACGATTCATCGAGAGATTGAGGTGTATTCCATTCCTCGTGGTGTTGCGCCGGCTGATGTGCCGTGTGTTTCACACCGTAAGGGAGATTTTGATCCGAGTGCATACCTCGCAGTTCGTGCGAATGAATTTGCGTTTGTTTTGTATAATGTCGTGCGTTTGCCGAAAGTTTTAGTTAGTGAGTGTGTGAAATTCCACTCACATCTTTATGTTTTCCCGCCGGTTTTACCACAGGAGCAGCTGTTAAATGATAACATCCGTGGTAAGAAAAATATGGCTCCGAAAAAACAGGAAAAAAATGCAGGCAAAAAATACGCAACGCTCGCCGAAAAGAATAAGGCGAAACGACAACGTCGAGCTGCCCGCCGAGCGGGTGGTAAAGAGACGAAAAAGGAAAAACGTGAAGAAAAGCGTGTCGAAAAAGCAGTTGAAAAGAAAATGGATTCGCAACCAAAGAAAGGTTATGCGAGTACCGTAGAAGCTTCGAAAGCAATGACGACGCGTGATAATAAATTGAAAGTTGGTGCTGCGAAGGGAGATGAATGGCCTTTCGAATATACCGGCGATTGGGTTGGCACTTCGTGTACTACCGATGCCGCAAATCCGCCAACTCTCATTTTTAACGGTGCAACCACCTCGGTGATTATGAATCCGTTATCGCTTGGAGGTCAGATAGCCAATGAGGCGAAAGACGCCAAGCAGTATCGCATTGATGAGTTTGAGTTGAGTGTGGCACCTGAAGTGGGGTTGGCTAACACACCCGGAACGATGCTTTTCGGTATTGAACA